ATTCACACGGTTGCAAGCCATTTCGGGCGTCACCCCCGCTGGGTGATCGGTCGCGTAAAAATGGCGAAACTTGGCGATGAAGCAATGGAAATGTTACGCAATGGCGAAATCACGCTTGGCCACGCCGAAGCCCTGACAATGGCAGACGATGAAAAGGTGGAACATTACTTGCACTTGGCACAGGGCTATTCCCCGGAAACGCTCAAGAATTTAATCTTGAACGAGCGCAAAAATCTTGCAAAGGCGAATTTTTACGCCAAGACCGTCTGCAAGAACTGCCAGAAAAAGAGTATCAAGCAACAAGACATTTTCGGCGACATTTCCGAATGCTATTGCCTTGACGGTAAGTGCTATGCAGAACAGGTGGCAAAGCGTGTCCAGCAGTTACGCGAAGAATTCAAGAAGGACAATTTCAAGGAATGCCCGGAAGGTTACGAAAGCGAATTCAAGTGGGGATATTACTGGGTAAATATCGAAGACGTTGAAAACGAATGTGCTGACAAGAAATTGAAAGTCAAGTGGCTCAAGGCACACGGATTTAAGCCTTATTATCTGATTGACGAAAAGGACGCATCTTACGAATTCAAGTGGAATTTGAACGAATACAAGAAAGACGAAGACGATTCCGAAGAAGCCACAGCAGAAGCCGCCGAAAATCGCGAAATCGATATTACCAATAAAGCTCAGGAATTGGCCGATGAAGAAGAAGAAGGAATCATCAAGGACAGAATCAGGAACTTGCTTCTGGCCGCAAACGACGAAATGTGCGCCATGATCCTGGACTTGCTTGAAGAATCGTTAGAGGTGGAAACCGAAAACGAAGAAGGCGAAAAAGATACCGAATATGAAAGCTACCTGGAACACATTGGCGAAGGCGAAAACGGCCTCACACCTAAGCAAACTGTGCTCGATAAGCTGACTGCACACTATTCCACCCGTTACCAAAAGAACCAGGCCCGAAATTTCTTTGGGTTGGGTGACGAAAGCGAATATGAAAAGCGTGTCGAGGCAAACCGGTCAAAAGCCGAAGAAATCATCGATAAAGAAACAGAAGAAACTGACGAAGAAGACGAATAAGCATGACTGGAAAATCCAAAGAAACGGTTCAAGCCCTTAAAGAATGCGTCCGAAGGCTAAAAGACGAAATCAACGGCCAGAAGGCGGTTCGCAACGAACTGAACCAAGAAATACGCAGGCTCAAACGGATAGAGAGCGCAAGCCTCAGGACAATCGAAAAACTTGTCAACGAAAACAAGAGCCTACGCAAAGACCTTTTGAAAACCAAGATGGAACTGATTGAAGAAACTGAACGAAACGAAGATCTTGAAAAACTGGCCGAAGGACAAAAGCAAAATGGAATTCAAGAGAAACATATTCACGCCTGAATTTTACGATTATCGGAAATGCCCGGTTTGCGGTTACATGAAATACTGCAAGCAAGTGAACAAAACCTTTATCTGCAAGTCTTGCGACAGGATTGCAAAGGAGAAGAACTGATGAAATACTTTTACGTGGAAATGAAAAACGCCAACGGCGAATATGAGCCGGTAGGCGTGATGACCATGGCCAAGGCAATAGAAACGTCTTGGGAACACGACCACGCTTCTATCCAGATGCAGCCCATTGACATGAGCTATGTCTTAGGAGCTGCAGGCCGATAGCAACCTGAACCGGGAGACTTTATGCGCAACAGGTTAAGAGTGAAGAACCGTCAACCGCTTACCGCCGAAATGCTCGAAAAGCATTTGAGACGGATAAATTTCTGGAAAGCTTTCGAAAAGCTTTGCGAACGGCTCGGAAAGACCAAGGAATACTTTCGCCTCATCCGCAGACGCGACCCTGACGCCACCATCGGAGAAATTTCCGAATTCAGACGCAAGGTCACACGCCTTCTGGCTTTCAATTACAATGTCCACCGTTGCCCGGACCCCTGCAGCAACAAGAAGCTTTACGGCGACGAACCGCTAACCTACCCGCCCGACTGGAGAGAGCAATGGTAATTATTTACGGCAAGAAAGAAGATGGTTCTAGGTATTCCGTCAAGGTGGAAAAGCCCCTAACTACGGTCAAGATAACACCTTCCGAAAACGCTCCGAAATGGGTCAAGGATATGGCTGAATGCCGGTCCGGATCCATCGACGAAAAAAGCATTGTGAACACAATTTGCGGAATTCTGGAACACGACAAGAAACTTATAGGAACAGTCCAATAAAAGGAAAAATGAAGATGAAAAACGAACTGATGATTGACATTGAAACCACAGGCCAAAAGCCCGGATGCAAGGTTTTGAGCCTTGGAGCCTACGGATTCGACAAGGACGGTTTCCCGACGGAATTTTACAAGCGTTTCAGCATCGCGAAGCAAGACGCCGAAGACCTTGACGACGACCATGACACTATGGCATGGTGGTTCAAACAAGGTCAAGATGCGATGCAAGAGGCGTTCAGCGGCGAAGAAGACCCGCTGGAAGCCATTGGCGAATTCAAGCACTGGTTCTACAGGCATTTTGCTACCAACCGCGAAGACCGTTTTTTGGTCTGGTGTTGCGGAGTTGATTTTGACTTTCCTATTCTGGAATATTTCTTCAGGGCTTTTGGCTACCAGTTGCCGTGGAAGTTCTGGAACCAGAACGATTATCGCACGCTCAAAAACGTAATGCCCAAAATCAAGATGGCCGAAAACAACGCCTTCAAACACAACGCGCTTGAAGATTGCAAGGCACAGATGCGCGGGCTAAAGGCTTTTTACGACACAATCAAGAAAACGCAGGAGTAGAACCATGGAAATCCAGTTTCACGACGTCAAGGATATTTTGAACAAAGTAAAGCAGGGGGGGGGGTGGTAACTTTTCGTCGCTTGAAATAGCGCTTGCAAAAATGGCCTACAGATACAGGTGCAAGATTGCGGAAATGAATGAACAGAGAACTTTCATGTTTGATTCGCTCTATTCCGTTTACTCGACGCTGCACAGCTGCAAGGCAGCACAAGACCTGACCGAACACCACAAGAAAGTTCTTTCCGGAAACAGCAGGGCGCATTTTAAGCAGGCCGTACACCTGGACCAACAACTCAAGGAGATGATGGGAAATGAAGCAAAAGAAACAACCTAGACCCGAATTTGACTGTCTGGCCGTTACCGATATTGAAGTCAAGGCTTTCCCTAGCCTGCCAGGTGCAGACCACATCAAGGGCGTAGCACAAATCGTTCTGAACGACCAGATGATTATCAGAGGTTTACGCATCATGGACGGCACCAGTGGGCTTTTTGTAAGCTACCCCATAGACCCGTTTTTCAAAGGCGAATCGTTCCAGCTCCTTGTAAATCCAATTACACGCCAATTGCGCGAACACATCGAAAATTGCATTCTGGAAAAATACCAGGAAACTGTTTCGGAGTAATAACCCATGGCAATGGCCACGATAAAGACCGCCGAAGAAATGGCACGGCTTGACGCAATTTTTGCCGAAATAGAGGCAGAAGAACGCGGCGAAACCGTTGTTACAGCACAACCACCGCACACAATCGCTGAAGAACGCCTGATGAGCCAAAGCGCAAAGCAGATCGTCGCAAACGCAAAGGGAATGCTCAAAGACGGTTCTTTCAAGACCAAATGGGAAAAGGCTCTGGCAAAGACGCTCATTCAGGTTGTCGAAGACTGCTCCATTGTCGAAAAGAAACAAATAAGCCTTTTGAACACCGAACTGAACACGCTCAGAAATTTCGTCACCGCCGTCGATACACGCTTACAAAAGGCCGAAAAAGCGGCCAAGGAACAGGACAACCACCACTATTATAAAATCTTCGCAGAAGGCGTCAAGACGCTTCTGGATTCAATCTAAAAAGGAACCATCATGAAAATGAAACATAAACTGAAATGCTTCAATTGCGGCAAAACGTTCAAGCCCGGAAACAACCCATACACCGGAGTGCCCAACGGCATTGGCTTAACGAGCGAGAGCGGCAAGACTTACACCATCTGCAGCCAGTGCATCAGCTACCGCACAAACGAAGCCAACGCAAAGATTATGGAAGCTGAAGGAAAGCCAACGAAAAAGGTAGGCAATATGATTTTGCCCGAAGGCTTCGACGTGAACGAATATGAAAAGTTTCTGGAAGAACACGGCAAAGACCCTGAAATTAGATCCTTTTTCGTCAACGCCGAAAAGGGCGCAAAGACGGGAATCCGCGAAACCATCAAGAATGTCAAGGCCATGGGAATCAAGCTTGACGAAAACAAGAAACTTGGACTGATTCACCATTTTTCGATGGAGCAAGCCATTAACATCTGGAACCACATCAAGAACAAACCCGAAAACGACAAAATTGCCACCATCGGACAGGCCCTGATGAGATATTACTTTGCCATTTACGAGACCATAGAAGCCGAAGAAGCCGTTATGGGCGAGGGAGAAAACTGATGCAGACGATAGCAGAATATCAGCAATACACAGCGCAGCTAGAAAAAGAGGTTGGACACTGGCACAATGCCTACGACGCCCTGATGGTCGAACGAAACCAGATGGCAAAAACGCTACGCGAAAACAAGAAGATTATTGAAACAATGGCCACTGAACTTGACGAACTCCGCAAACACGAAGTCGAATGGGATTTGGCAAAAGCTCGAATCAAAGAACTTGAACAAGAAATTGACGGACTAAAAATCAAAAACGGAATTATACAAAAATCACACGACGCAACGGTTCAAGAACTCAACGACCTTATCAACAATATCAACGGAGAACAAAAATGAACGACGAACAAAACGAAATTCCCGAATTTGACGGGATTGGATTGACAGACACCCAGACCCGTTTTTTTTCTGGTCATGAAGATAAAATCAAACGGTATTGGGCCGAAAGCGATTTGGAAAACCTTTCAAAAGAAGCCAATTTCTTTTTGAACCAATTCAAAAAATGTCTTCAGAAAAACAACAAGCTCAAGGAAATAAACAAGCTTTTGGGTCAAAGAATCGACCAGGAACAAAGCTCAAAAAAAGAAGAAATTGCAAAACACGCCCATCGCGATTATCTGTTTTTCAACGCACTCAGATCGATTTACAGGATGTGCGACCGAACCGCAGGCGAAGAAATCCGTGCAAGCCTGGAACTGAACGACCGCACCGGAAAACAAGGCAAGATGAAGAAGTTGATGGCAGAAATGAAAAGGTTAGCTTGATGGAAAAAGAAATTGACATTTACGCAGAAGCCCGGAGACGCATAGCCATGATCTTCAACAAAGACGCACAAGTCGAAGAATTGAAGAAAAAGGCCGCGCGATCGCGATGTCAAAAAAGTTCCAAAAGTTACAGAGACAATCACATTGAAAAGGTGAGGGCTGCAGCCAGGGAACGCTACCACCGTCTGCACCCAAATGCAAAGCACTACTCCAAATATAAGGACGAAGATGAAACGTAAATACCCGCTCACCGCCCACGATGCAGAACCGCTATACGTGACAATTCCGATGGAAGAATACGAGAAACTGAAAGAGGTTGAAAAACTTTACAAAAACATTATGAAGATGGACCGGATTCTAAGAGAAACGGATTATTTGAGGGAAAAATGCACTTTATCAAACTTGGACAAAGATACATAAACCTTGACGCAATTGCCGCAATAGTTCCACGCAAAAAAGGACTCGGCTACACAGTAAGCTTTATTGGCGGCGAAGCCATGAACATTTGTGAAATGGATATGGCCGACATCAGAAGAGCTTTAGAATTGGCCACGATAGAAAAAGTCGCCATTAACGAAGTTAACACCATGTTTAATAGCAGTCGCGAACAATTCCTAGACTGGGTTAAACGCAAGCTTTCAAAGGAGACTGAAAAATGAGCGAAAGAAATTATTATGCAGTAAGCCTGAAACACCTTTATCCGTGGAAGTTTGGCGACAAACTTTGTCTTTGGGGTTACAAGAGGACAAAAGACAATGAAGAACGCTGTTTTGCTGGATATACCGAATGCATCGAAAATGCGGAACTTTATACCATCAAAGAATTTTGCGGAGAATACAACAAACATATTCCACACTTAATGAAAGAAGATCCCGTCAAGATTGATTACAAACAATGGAGAGGGTTAAAACAGCATTACGATTCTGTACTTGTTGCCAAAGAAGATGTTGAATCTTATTACCGAATGCGCGGCTTTACAAAGGAGGCCAACAAATGAGAATTTGTGACAAATGCAAGAAGGAATTGCGTAAAGGTGACGGGAGTTCACACATAGAATTAGGCTACCCATTCACCTACGATGTTTGTGCAAAATGCGAAGAAAAATTTTTATTGCACGTAGATTCATTTTTTAAGAAAAGCAAGGAGGCAGACAAATGAGCGAACTGAAAGCAGCATCCTGTTTTGAATTTGAAAAGGTTTTAAGCGGAAAGTCCAACAAACTATTTTGCTCCAAGTCCGAAGCCGACAAGGTGATTGCGGAGAAGAACAAGGTAATTGCGGAACTGAAAGCAGACAACGCCGATTTGCGTGACGACAAAAAGTCAACCGACGCCATTCTTGATGAACGCAATGCGGAGGTAGCCAAACTGCAAGCGATAATCGATGAGCGTGAAAAGACGATTGAGGAACTGAAAGCAGACTACAAGGAAGCATGCGACCGCTTGCAGACTGCAAACCTCATCAAGGACGAACAACTTGCAGCGACCCGTCACCAGAAGTGCAGTGCTGGGCTTGTGCAATGGTTAGCCAGTGGCGACCCGATACAAGAAAAAATCAACCAGGAGGAAAATAATGCTTTTTAGAGTAAACGTTATTGACAATAGCAACGATGTCAACACATATATATTCCCATTAAACAAAGTTTGTTACATCAACTATTACAACGACCAGCTTTTAATCAGTTTTGACAATGAACAATGTATCACCATATCGGGAAAAGAAGCTGAAGAAGCATTCATCGCATTAGCGAAAGCCATGGAGAAATAAGATGGGCATGACAATAGATGAACAGATGTATTACATCAACATGATGAGAAAAAACGCCGGAAAGCGCAAAGTGCTCGATATTATCGAAGAACTTAGAAGCAAGTTACCGAAATGGCACCGTTGCGACGAACCTATTGACGGCAAGCTTTACGACCTTCCACCAGAAAGCGGAAACTATTTTGCGCAATACGAAACAACATGGGCAGACGGAACCACGAAACGCTATTGCGAACCATTGGAATATGACGCCGACAATTGCGACTGGCCACAACTCACTAACCATTGCCGTGTAATTCAGTGGTGCGAAAACCCGATCCCACCGGAGGCATAAAATGAACATTATTCTTTCAATCAAGCCCAAATGGGCAAAGTTGATTTACGAAGGCAAGAAAACAATTGAATGGAGGAAAAGCTATCCATTAAATTATATTCCAGGAAACACAAAAGTTTACTTGTACGAAACAGCTCCAATAAAGAAAATAACAGGATTTTTCTACTTAAAAAGCGTTGGCGTTTACACAAAAAAATTTTTCGGATTGGAATCCAGCGAAGAATTTATAAAATACGGATGCGTTTCAGAAGACGATTTAATAAAGTATCAAGGACAATCTGATTGTCTTCACACATGGATCATCGATAGGCCAACAAGACTACATCAAAATTACAACATCACAGAATTCAATATCATACGACCGCCACAAAGCTGGTGCTATACAAAACGAAAATTAACGACATGTAAACGGCATTTTGAATATAAGGAGAACACATGAAGAACATGGCTGGCAAAAATGCAATGAAAATGAAAGAATGCATTGATTTCACCGGATTTTCGCGATCCACCATTCAAAAGCTCATTGCACTTACAAAAAAGAACAAGCTGACACCGCCGTTTCCGTTCATGGATTTGTTTGGCAGCGACAAGCGGCACCACTACCGCTTCGACAGAGAAGCGATTATCAACTGGGTTGACGCCAGGAGCGTAGGATGAAACGGTTTTCCATATTCCAGAAGCACAAGGCCACCGGAAACATGACATGGTATGGCCGCATTTCAGAAGACGGTCTTTTCCACGTCGTTTCTCTTGGCACCAAAAAGAAAGCCGACGCCGTGGCATGGCTCGACCTGATGAACGCCAAGAAGTTCTTGCCAGAAGCTTTCGCCAACGAAAAGCCCGACGCAAATTTGGTCGAATTGTCGCACAAATTTATAGATTCTTGCGACACAGCCAACAATGCCAGTTTTGCGACCATCAAGGCTTACCAGCTTCGAATTTCTTACTTTCTGGAATGGGCAAAAGAACACGGCAAAAGCCAAGTTTCTCAGGTCACAGACAAAGACGCCGTTGATTTTTCGACACTCATTGCGACACGCTACGCACCGAAGACAGCAGGCGAAATCATAAAGCTTACAAAGGCCATGTTTTCGTTTTCGCACAAGATTTTCAAGACTGAAAGCAACCCGTTTGAATTCGTAAGACGCCCGCGAATCAAAAAGTCTATAAAAAGTTTCTGGACGCCAGAAGAAATCAACGCAATTTTGGCAGCGGCACCGTCCGCCGAATATCGCAAGTTTTGGGCGCTTATGGCGTTTGCCGGCCTCAGGTATTTCGAAGCCCGCGATCTTCGCTGGAAAGACGTCAAGGACGGCAAAATTACGCTAATCGGTAAAGGTGACAAGCCGGCCACAATTCCGCTTTCAGAACGCCTGAAAGCAGAAATCGGAGCGGGCGAAGACGACGAAGACACTATTATCGAACCAGGCACTTTCGCCAACAACACTTCTTCGATCCGGGCGCTCAGGAAAGCGGTAGTCACCGCCGGTCTGGATCCAAACGGAGCCAACAACCACAAATTCAGGCATTCTTTCATCAGTAACCTGATCCGTTCAGGCGTGAACATCAAAGCGGTCCAGCAGTTAGCACGCCACGAATCAATCGATATAACACTGAACACTTATTCGCACTTGCTGCAAGACGACCTGAAAGACGCCGTTAATGCGATTTGAGGCTTATAAAGGAACTATATGACAGAAGAACAAAAGAAAATCATAAAAGCATTGGCTTATAGAGTAAAAGCAACACCGAAGGACGATCCAGAATACGAAAACGCTGTTCGACTTTTTGAAAAATTAAAAAAGAAATACAATGTCAAAGATCAAGATTTAATTGATACACAAAATTATGAATTTAGAGACAACATTGATTTCAAAAGCATAATGATTCAACTTATTGTCAGAAGATTAAAAGCAAGAATTGATGGGAACGATGAATTTTGTTTTCATTCATACAGAATATTCAACGGCAAAAAAGAATTAAAAAATTTATATTGTTTTTCCATCAATTTAACTAACGAACAACACAAATATATAATTGAAAATTACAAAGCCCTAAAAGAACTATATTTAAGAGAATTTCAAGAATTAAAAAACAAACAAAAACAAGAAATAAAGCTTCTAAAAGAAGCCCATAAAAGAGAACAAAAAGCGTTTGCATACGCTTTTCTTGACAAAGCAGATCTTTTATCGCCACCAGACGGAGAACCGCAAAACAAAGATCCTGGCTTTTCTTTACACGATATAATTAAAGCTGCTCAACAGCTTGATCCTATTATTTTCCCTCAAAATATGATAAAAGAGCCGCCCCAAAAACAACTTCAAATGGGTATTTAGTATATTATTGAAAGGAGAATAAGCATCATGGAAGAACCAAACAAAACAATTTCTTCAAAAGATTTTCGAAAGATAATCGTTAAAAAAGAAAAAGAATATAATGAAAAAACAGATAGCCTCATCGAACATTTTAACAAAATGGTCGAAAAATACAATCTTCAGGACTTTGTAAAAAAGGTTGAAGAATCTTTTCAAAATCCATTCATCGCAATTTTGCCGTTCATAAAAGACGCAAAAGACCTGGAAGAATACCACCACCACATCATTTGCTCGCCTCTGTAGCCCGTCAAACAACCAAAACCAGCCCAACACCAAGGTCAAACACAAAAACCGCTCAAAAGGCGGTTTTTGACGTTTTATAAGCCGGGTAAAAGCAATCTTAAAAACAAAATCCGGATCTCAACGCAGGATTTTTGTTTTTATACGTTTATGTTTGTTTTTAAGTGGTTACAAAATGGTAACTACATACAACACCAAACACAAAAAACCGCAAAATTACGCAAAAAACGGCAGTTTTATAAAATTGCCGATTTTAGCCAAAAACGGCAATATATCAAACCTGGACCGCCGGTCTATAAAAGAAAAATGCCGAAATCTTGCGAATTTCGGCATTTCGTGGATGATGCAGGGGTCGAACCTGCGACCCGCTGATTAAGAGTCAGCTGCTGTGGAACAACCTTTATTTTAAGGCATTCCAAAAACGCTGGTTATTTTTTGGTTACGAGAACGAAACGAGCTTCCATTTCGTCGCATCAGTGACCGCAACCGCTATATACAGGCGTTCATTTGTCGAATCGATGTAAAACTGACCCGCATAGTCCGGAACATCCGCTGGAGCGCCACTGCCAAACGAAACCATAGGAATTCCGCACACTTTAGGAAATTCTACAGTATCAATGGATAGTGCCTTATATTCACCACCATTTGTTTTTTTTTCAAGAGAGTCCACCCTCGAATTCAAATTATTGACCGATTCAGAAATGGCTTCCATTTTTTTCTCTAATTCAGACATCTTGCCCTCCTTTGATTATTTGTGTAAAATTTTGTTAAACTATTGGCAAACTTGAATTTTTCAAGAAGCGCAAAACAGCGCTTTTTAGGATTCCATTCAACTAAATTCCCAATGCGCTTTTTCGCAACAGAAACAAGCTTTTCAAGCCTTTTGTTTTGATTTCTATTCTTTATACTACCCACATAAGAATTAAGCGAACAGAGAACGTTTTGTGGCGAAAGATGGCGCTTTCTCCAACCGGCTATCTTATTGACCGTTTCAAGACACCGGCTATAAGTTCGATTATTGCAATACAGCCTGCCAAATTTCATCATGGTTCCAAGAATCATCACGCCTTTGCTGTAATGTTGGCAATAGAATTTCTTTTCGTTCAGTCTAACACCCAATCCAGCCAACCGGCAACGCAATTCAGGCATCATTGAAAGAAATCTAGCCTTGTCACGGGTAACAACATAAATATCATCAACAAAAACCACAACACGCATAAAATCAAACGATTGCAACCACTTTGTAACATCGTTGATATACATGCCCATTGCATTTTGCCAGCAAAGAAAGCCTATAGCACCGCCAATTCCAACAGGTTTATTAAATAACGATTTTTCAGGCGGTATTATATCCCAATTTTCTTTCGGAACAAAAATATCACAATGCCTAGCAGGGTCAGCCCTCATGCAAGTAGTCATCATGTATTTTAGATCATCCTTGTCTTCGCCCTCATAATATTTTTCAATAAGGTCAAGCTGTTGGCCAAGCGCAATTTCGACATTGGCATTCGGAAAAAATCCTTTTAGATCCAAATGCACAATCCAGGCATCTTTAGTGTAGTTATCGGTTAATTCAGCAACATCTTGACGAAACACATCTATAGCCTTATGCAGCCCAAGCCCTTTTCTATTATTGAACGACCGTTCAGAAAGAACCTTTTCGTATATAGGGCGAAGACGCCAATCAAGATAATGATGAATGACTCTTGTTGCCATTTGTGTAGCGAATATTTCACGCGGTTTTGGATATGTAACGACAAAGGCATAGTTGGAATCAGCCTTGAAGATCCTATTGTTGATTTCATCAAGAAATTTACAAAGGTTGGATTCATAATCCACCTCGAAACGAACAGAATCTCTTGAACGCCGCTTATTTACACGGGCTTTAAGATATGCAGTCGTAAGATCTTCAAGAGTAATCATGCCTAATCACAACGATAACATTTAGTCAAGTTCGCAACCGCCTCGCAACGATTATTGTTGTTGAAGTTGTTGTTGTTGAAGTTGCCGTTGTTATTCATTATCCAGGCGTTATTGTTGTTATTACGCGCGGGAACCCAACGAGACACCGACAAAGACAACTGACGGTATCAAGGCGCACTGCCAGAACTGGAATATATGATTCCGTCGCCTCCTCTTGAGTTTTCAACGTTACCAGAACCAAAGCCATTGTTTGACGCTTTGGTTGACTGAATTGGCGAAACAGCGCTTCTACGCCATTTCGCAATGCCTTCGTCGATTCTTTTTATGTATTCGAAAACAAACGTATGATCTTTAACCTTAATGATTTTTAATTCCGTTCCAATGCGAAGCAAAATTTTCAATTTTCCAAACGTATGTAAAAACGAATCAATAAAGTAAATTCTACGTTCACGGTCACGAAACGCATCTTGCAAGAATGCCGTCATTTCCATAGCAATGTTCATAACAACATCACCAAAGAACGCCCGATCACGTTTAGGAAACCTGAAACGCATCTGATACAAACGAGCGATAAGACGGGAACAATCAATATAAAGCCCCGTCGTTTCTATCCGCTTGTAAGTCGTTCCAGGATTCTTCATGTTTTCAATACAAGGCGTGGCCATCAAAGGCCACGCCAAGAGTTAAGGGTTAATAGTCAAGAGCGCAACCGCCTCGCAACGATTAAGGTAGCGGAAGTGGTTGGGGTAGAAGGAGCCGTAGCTAGTCATGATCCAGGCGTTATAGTCGCTACCACGCGCGGGAACCCAACGAGACACCGACAAAGAGCGGGCATTTCCCGTCATTTTATTCAGCGTCGCGTTGACCGGATCACTACCATCAAGCTTCATTGGCGTAAATATGTCAAAGCATTCATTCATTTGCGGCATATACCAGTCGCCAAGGCGTAAACCATCTGAATCGAAAGATTTACTTGCAGACCACTTAGCAGCGCTAAATGTATCTACGGTGTCACCAGCCAAATTCAAATGAGTCTTGCTCGCAAGCTGTTCGGTATTACCCTTACCGGTGCCATACAGCGACCATTGACCACCTTTGCGAACCGGCCAACGAAGCATAAGGCTCTTGATGTAATTATCGAATGTGACATATTCAGCGCGTAAATCAGCGCAATACTGATTATTTTCGAACTGATCTTGGCTAACATAGTTAGACCCATCATGAATCGAAACCATGCTTGTAGGATTAGCAATAGATGTGTTAGTTGTAGCCCACTGCTTGAATCTTTCAAAATTCAAACCAGGTCTATAACCAAAACCGCCGTTAACGCGAAGCATAGTGCTATCACCGTATGCCGGCAAGAAATTACACATGTTCATCGTTCCAGCAATACCAGATGTTGATGCAGACGTATCAACAATGGCATTAGCCTGACGATAATCAACAATGTTGTCAGAAGTCACAATGACACTTTCTTCACCAGAATAATTCAAAGCCAGCTCGCAATGCCAGTTATAGTCCCACCCGGCACCAGCAGCAGTTCCACCAGGATTAGCCCGAAGATGGGTGTCAATGGCAGCAGCAGCCTCAGCAAGAGTTGCAGGCGTAAAGACAAGTGGCGAACCAATATTGATATTGCCGGACGCTAAAGCCTGCCTAAACTGAATCGTGATTTCAGTTCCAAGATGATCGGCCAAACCTGTTACTTCGTGCTGCCAGCAACTAGCAAAATTAACACCAGTATTTTCATCCTTATGCAATATAAGAGCCTTGTCACCTTTACGCGCAACAACAACACCAACACTGGTATAACCAGACGGCATCGAGGCTGGAACATACGTATTACCAGCGATAAAATGCTTGTTACCGTCGCCATCGACGTAAAGAGCGTCGCCGATACAAGGATTAGAATTGCGCTCAACATTTACGCCATCGAAATGAACTGTTTTCGGAGCTTCGACCAAAGAAACCTCGCTGACAGACGTAGATTTTGTATGCACGGCATAATCAGCAGGCGTCGCAAAATCATAAACTGGAGCGTCGGAAACACTCAGGTCATAGACATCATAAGACCAGGCGTTCTGCGAATTTACATGGAAATTGTAAATCTTTTTACCAGAAGTCGCCGAAAAAACAAGCTCCCCATCTCCAACAACACGCGAAACACTGTATGCCATAATAGCATGAGAGCCTGGTTCGAGACCATCAACAAAACCAACACGGACAAGCTTCCCAGAATTAAAAGCATTCGATATATCTTCAAGAGTTGTTTCGCCATAAGTTGCAACAAACACCTGCTTTACAGGAGTTTCAGAAACGCTCCACAGTTCGCTTTCTCCAGAAGCGTCCAAGACAACGTTAATCACTTTATCATTAACAACGCCAACAAAGTATATTTTTTCATCTTTAATAAATTGCAGCGAACAAATAGCAATATTTTCACCGGCAACACCAGGAACAGGAACACCGCTCACAAAAACAGCATAGCCATCATTAGCCGCAACCGCTACAGCAAACGCCGCCGGAGTCGTGCCATACTCGGCAATATAAACCTGATTTGCCGTCAAAAAATTAGCATGGCTAACTTCACTCAAGTTAAATGGACCTGGTTCATGATGAACATTAAATTTCCAGCGTTCACCATTATGAACGCAAATATTCCCAGGTTCATAGGTTGCAGCCTCAGAAAACCGGCCTCCAAAATTCGCTTCCAAATGACAAAGATACGACGATTCAAGTCCGTTGGTTTCATTGCCATCGGTCACAAGAACTTCTTCATAATTCGGTTCTTTAAGAACATTAGGAAGATCCTTAATTCTAATAGAGTCTTCAGCCATTTTTTACCTCCATTTTAATATTAAGCCCTAGAATTTACACCATTTATGCTGAAAGATACTTTTTCGGAATCATAGCTTAGATAGACAAGTTTTATGTACGCTTTTCCAGCATCTAAACCTTCTGTTCCACCACCAGAATTTTCATATTTCCACACATAACGGCTAGAGAAAAAGTCAGAACCATGCAACACCGGTTGTGAAAGTTCCTTAGAAATTGATGGTGATTCTATATATAAACCAATTTGATTATAAGATGAACCAAGGTTACAACGGCATTCAATGGTTACATCTACAACATCACCTGGATGAATGTCAAATTCATTACCTATGCGCCAATCAGCTCCACCACTTGAAATGTTTGTAACAGCGCTACCATCAATAATTTCCCTTGTTGCGTACTTATTGGATATAGCAACAATAGCATCACGCATTTGCTCATTATTACTACGATCTAAATTTAAGCCAGCGCCAATAATCAAGTTGCAAATTTCATCTTGAACAGCATTAAGCCAAGACGCATCACAAACCGTTCCAGCGACACCAGCAGAATAATCTTTATTTACAAAATTTCCATTTACAGCAGAAGGCGTGTCAATTTTATGCATAAGCAACTCCCTAAGTATAATGTGTTGAATTATCTATATATCCGTCAAAATCAGCGCTAACGTTTAAAGACGCACCACCAGCAGTAATACACGACAACGTTAAATTTCCAGATCCAGCGACCCTTTTTAGAACCAATCTATGACTTTCTTTTTTTGTTTCGCTTTCAGCAACAGGTATATAAAAACTTTTTGAATTATCATAATTGAAACCAACTCGAACTTGAAGAGAAGCATTTGAAATTTCGCCACCACTCACAGTCACAAAAACATTAATATCAACAAAAGAATTTAGTTGAACATCTGTAATTGTAAAACTAAGCGAATGACCATCCGTTACTACTCCAGACAAAGTATGTTTAATATAATGCCTTGAAAGCTTTTCTTTTAAGCGCCTATCAACAGATCTTTTTAATTGACTATTATCACTTTTATTAAGTGGAATGGCCTCTGCAATAATATTTGAGCAAATTTCACTCTGCACAGCATTTAGCCACGCAGCATCGACAACGGTGCCTTTCAAACCAATGTTGGCATTCCCTTCTTGAAACTGGCCATTGTCATTATCAGCCGCATTCGTGTAATCCACAATAACCTCACTCAGGATAATCCATAACGGCTATAATCCTACGCCCGTCATTAGTAACTAAATATTTATCATCATCAGTAACTAAATACATCACAATCGGTGCAATGTATGCGTATATTATTTTTACATGCGACTGCTTCAATTTTTCAAAAACGCTTTCAGCCTGCAGATTAGAAAAATCAACCAATCTCGATCCAGCGACAGATACACCGGCGCGAAAATAATCGAAATTATCGATTTTAACCCGAAAACGAATCATAATAAACGAAAGCGGGTTATCGTCATGACCGAACGAAACGTCAGCAAATTTTTCAGGGTTGTAGCCATATTCATAAATATCGGCTTTCAACCCCATCAATTTTAAAATTCTCTTATAAAAATTAACAGAGCAGCCGCCTTCAGAAAATCCAACACGATATATTTCGCGACGGCGCTCGTTATCAGAAATTGGAGTAATACCAATTTCAGGCAAACCCAATTCACGCTCCCAATCGTCAAGATTATCCGTTTGAAATGGGCTTCCTGATTTTATGTAAGAACGAATCAGGCCCCACAAATAAAGAATTGAATACGACAATCCAACAATCAGCTTACGCCAAATAGACCCATTTCCAAAGTCAAAAAGCAAACCTTTAGGAAACAAGCCCTCAACTAAATCTTGAAAATCGCTATCGCCATAATCTCTGGAAAAATCATAAGTCGAAACAGTATTAAAGTTGCCAACCTCCACACCGCCACATCTTACAACGTCTCCAAGTCCATCTTCAATTACAATTTTATAGGCCCCATTAACATCAGGAACAAGAACAGTAATATAATCTTCGCCAAAAGATACCATTTCCGCAACATTTTCTTCGCTACCGAAATACACTTTACAACGCGAATCAAAAAAACCGCCAAAAACGGTAAACTCAATTCCTGGAGTCAATAATTTAGACGATATTCCGGTAACAAAAACCATAGCACTACATAGAAATAAAATCTATATCTGAATACAAATTAGACGTATCTACCACTTCACCAGTAAAAACAAGATCTTCAATTCCGGCACTGCTATCTTCAATAGAAATTTGCAAAGTATAAGCACCAACAACAGCATCACCTTTAACCTGGAAACCACTCACAGCAGCGTCAGAAACGCCGCCGTTGGCAAGTATTGCCTGACGAATTGACTCTCCCGAAAAAGACTGATTTGGGCCAATAGTTCTAAAATAAGACTTTACAGCCTCCACAACAGAATTTTTATAGAATTCATTAAGTTGTGGAATAGCCAGAACAAAAGAAACGCGTATGGGTTCAACATTGCTAACAAAAGGATAAGAGGCCACCGGACGCCTATTTTTAGATTTAATATAATCGCTGATCTTGTCAATAATAAGCTGATTCAGCTTAATGACAGAACTCCTAAAATCAGCGCAAAAAATCAAAACAAAATTTGTAACCGGATAATTTGGCACAACAAAGCAATCAGACACTTCGCTAAACGACATAGCCCATTCCCAATAGTCAACATCGTTGCCACCAGCTGTTTGATTCTGGACTCTTTTCTTTAGCCTATTGCGATAATCTTCAACAGTTTCGCCCCATTGCTTTTCGACACCATCAACAACGACATCAACAGAAACGCCACCATAAAGACCACCTTCAGCAACCTTTATCTTAACATCTTCAATATCAATATCTCTAAAAGTCAAAACAGTGTCTTTAGGCAAGTCATATTTCGAGCCGAAAGCGATAGAATATGCCTGAACAGTAACAGTTCCAAGACCCGTTTGGTCATCAACCTCATTGATAGTAACAGAATTCAAAATTTCGTATTCGTGTCCAAATACTTTATCAACAACGACAGTTCCAGCAGCAATCGATATTCCTTCAGGGCCTGAAATTTCGATCATTCCGCGAGCGGGTGAAGCAGGCTTTGGGGGCATGTTCCTTTTTGAACCTTCACGAACCAAGCCATCAACGTCAGCCGTCGCCACAAAACTATTTTTCCAAATAAACGACAGGAAAAGCACCGCCATGTAAACGGCACCAGCAACAACCTTGGAAACAACTTTAAGGACCATCGCACGAAGAACACCCGAAGATCCATAAAAAGCCTGACTGAAATTATTTTCAACAGTCCTGTTTACTTCAGCCAAAGAAGGAACCTTAAACGGCATTTAGACTTTCCTCCCAGTTGACTTGCCAACGGAATTCTTCATTGGTTCCGTCTGGTTTTACAATTTTCACAATCAAAGCAAGAATCTTTCCGACAACCAAAGAATTAACCTTGATTTCCTTGGCAACGCCATCGTCAACCATCCACTTCAACGCATTTTCAGCAGCGACCTTGGCGTCATTGGCCGTAGCGTCATTTAGTTTTTGACGGAACAGCTTCCAAATTTCAGAACCAATTTCTACAGATTCAAGAGCGTTGCCCCACCAGCCTCCAATTTCAGGCTTCAGGTTCGCCACATCGCGAATATCTTCGCCCCTTGACCAGCAAACAAGCGAAAGCAATACAGCATTTTTCAGCGAATTTGACAAGTCTAAATCACCATTATGAAAATCAAGATCATAAAGGCCATTTTGCTTTTTCACCAAGGCTAAATCACTCATGCCTATAATATAACTTTTTTAGCAAAAAATGTGACATTTTTTGACACTTTTTTACCGCTATTTCAAGCACAAGAGCCGTTTATTCGGCAGCAACATTGCTTTGATTAGCCTTCTGAACTTTCAATGTCAGTGCAAACGTCGCGCTTGAACTGCCAGAATAGCCGGTTAATGTCAATGTATCGCTAACATCACCTTCAAGAACACAAGGATTACCGTCAACATTGGCAAATCTGCTAGTCGGATGAATCGTAAAATCCGTTGACTGGGCAACATAAGCACCATAAGTCGGTGCTGGAACAGTTACCGTAACATCTCCGGAAAAAATTCCCTTCCCGTCAACAAGTGAATTCGACGACGGCGGAGTTACCACGACATAGCCATCTATGCTAATTCCAGTCTCGACCGGCACAATGGTCATTCCCTGAACAGCAACATTTTTCACTTTTTGACCTCTAAATGGCCGTTTATTAAAACGCTACCACCGTCACCATTGACAACAACCGTTTCACCAGAAGAAGACGTCATTTCAATCGAACCGTCTTCTTTCAAAAGAATTGTTTGACCAAATTTCGAGAATAAGGCCACTTCACCCTCTTTCAATGCTGGAACATCACCAGAATCGCCTTGCGTAGCGACAACAAAGCCATTGTCGCGAGAGCCGCCGACAAACAGCGCAACGGCCTCAGAATTTGGAGCTGGAACACTGGCAATTCCATATTGTTGCAGCACACGAAGCCCGGAATGTTTTTCATATCCAAGCAAAATGATATTTGCCTGAACGCCTTTTTTCTCTTTGGACGCCTTTTCAATAAGGCACGGACCGACAATCAAGCGAATTGAATTCCTTATTTTTTTCAAAAGACGAATCATTTCAACTTGCTCCCCGTCTGCTTACGAATACTGTCCCAAATGTCTGTTTTTGCCTTTGTTGCCTTGACCTTTTTCTTTGCAACCGGGAATCCGGGAACAGGCGAATAACAATTAGGATCAACTAACGAAAGAAGCGCCGAAGACCCGGAACTAGAATCAAAACGCAAATCAACTTTATTTACAAGATATTCACCGCCGGCACCGCCATCAATGGCCGGAATGTCAGCGCGAACGATCAAACCCGGCTCCCAAAGATTTCCATTAGGCTTTTGACGCCATCCGGAAACAACTACAGTCATCGTGTTAGACACAGCCTGCTGGTGTTTGGCTTCCCACATTGCACGGTCTTCGCAACATTCTTTGGTTGACCATCTTTCATCGACCATTACCCATCGACGCTGACGGTTTACATCATCATCGGTAACTTCAGCAAATGTCTTTCCGGAATAATCATTTGAAGCGACAACCCGATAGACTTTATATCTATTTTTTGTGCTAAAATATCCATCAGCCTGCAGAACGTTCTTACCTTGCACCAAATCAACCTGAGCAGATCCGTAACGACCTCCATCAAGACGCACATGACCAACGCCATTGCTCACCGGAATGCATCGCCGCTGCTTACACGCTTCAATAAGAGCGTCATAGGCCATCATATCTACACCCACAGAAAATTTCTGCAACGGCGCTCCAATATCAGCACCATTAGCACCGTCAAAAATCACATTGAATTCAGAACAGATAATTCGCGCTATTTCATCAATTTTCTTGTTTTCAAAATTGACCATTTCTGGCGGGCAATCCACAATATCTTTTGTAATTTCTCGACCACGAACAGAAAAAGAACATCCGGAAGCCGAAAACGACGGGTGGCATTCATCATTATAGCCCTTTACAACAGGCGTATTGTCAAGACAGATTTCAATTCCGTCTTCTGGAAAAGTAGGCAACCAGGCCCCGTTTTCTGGAATCGCCTGAATGGAATACGACGCGCAAAACTGGTCCAAAGCTCTTGTAATATGGACTGAAGAAAAACCGCGCATTCGAGCGCCATTACAAAGAACAGAAATCACTTGCTAAGCACCTTTATTTTTCCAGGCAAAACGAAAAATCCCTGAATCAACGAATTGCGGTTAATTATTTCTTCAACACGGTCAACATTGCCATATATGTCATAGCACAACTGCAAGATATTACAGGAATAATCAACATCTTTTTCAATAACGACCGCCATGTTTGCCATAACGTCGCGCAAATATCCAAGTGCAGCGGATTGAAGATTGCTCAACGACATATAATCATCAACATCGTCAATGGTTTCAAGCAAATCATCAAAAGCTTTTGAAATCCGGTCCTGACATTCAAGAGCCTCATCGACACTTTCGAAAGATGCATCTACTAAAGACGTTGCAACCTGGGTCGCCGTCAAGACTTTCGTAAAAGATTCTATTTGACCGGCAGAAGTTTCGCTCGATTCATTGCCACGCATAGAATTTAGCATATTTAGATATTCGTCAACATCGTCGCTATCTTCTGTTATGCCAAACATTTCTTTGGTTGCTGTAACCAAATTCAAAATCCGGGCGGCAAAATCACCGGGCGCAAGCATCAAGACCATTGCGTTAGCCTTGATTTTTCCAATTTCGCTTATAAAATCATTTGCAGTCGCCAAAATGCTTCTGGAATTCTCGATTGAATCCATCGCGCTTTCAGTAACAGCAACAGCCTTGTCAAGAGCAGCCTTGCCCTTGCCAACGATTGAAAATACGGTTGAAAACTTACTTACTGAATTTTGTTGGATAGACTTTGCAAGCCTTTTGGTATCACCCGCAAGATCCAGCGACAAGGACTTATCTACAGAAGAACCAACCGGCCTAAATTCCAGTTCAACAGTGCAATAATTGATGCCACTACGACCACCCTTGAAACCGGCAAAAATACAATTTGCCTGAAACTTTCCAAAAAACGGGTGAATCAGTTCACCAGGTCCATCCTGGTTACACGCCGCAATCAAACTATCGCGGGCCGCCTTGCATTCTTCACCAATAAGATAAGCGTTAATCGGGAAAGACGGAATTTTACCGCCCAAATCTTCATCAATAAAGCTCGAAGAAAACGGAACCTGTTTAGAAACTACATTCCTACCAGCACCGCCACGCTCATAATCTTCAACAAAAAAGGGAATACCCTTAAACGAACCGCCAACGACAGAAACGGTTACACCGTCAACGGTTATGTCAACACGCTCCAATTCATCAATAGCGGCCATTTATCCTCCAAACGCATAACCAACGGAATAATCAAAATTATCGTAATCAAAACCTGGGCCGGGTGCGACACTCACCCCCTTAGGCATTCCCTTGAAATCGACCGTCAAATTGCTTGACGTTCTGGGCGCAACGCCTGTAACATCTGACGCGCTAGATTCACCCGCCGGCACCTGGTCAACAGGTGGGTTTGCCTGAGCAGCCGCTACAGGTGCAGCAGGCGTCTTTCCAGGAGCCGCGCCAAATTCTGCAACAGGCGATTTCGGAGTTTCAAAAGACCCCACATCGAATTTCTGAGAACGCCACCAGTCACCAGCTCCGCCCGCAATCTTTTCACCGATAAACGGGATTTTTGCAATGCCATCAGCAATGGTCGCAAACACATCGATAAACATATTTGCAAATTGCTTGACGCCCGAAACAAAAGCCCCAAAGACATCATCGACAACAAAGCTTTTCAGCATGTCAAAATTGTCGTAAACGCTTTTAATAGCAATTCCCCAGGCCACAATTCCGGTCGCGGCCAAAGCCACAATTCCAAGAATAGGAGCGGCGGCAGCAATAGCACCGCCAAAAGCAGCACCTACAGCGCTAACAGCCACACCGACAGCACCGACAGCCACCAATATTGTGCCACCAATAAGCACAGCGGCCGCACTCAAAAGCGGAATCCACGGCCCTGTAAAATCAACCACGGCACTTACAGCAGAAGCAATCATCGAAACGCCCGACAAGATAGCGGGCAAAGCGTCTGTTATATCTTGAATAATGCTTGGCAACTGTGAGGAAAGCGATGCAATAATAGATTTAATTTTAGGCCGATTTTCATCAATAAACGCCGAAACTTTATCAAAAAGACTTGTAAATGCCGGAACAAGAGCAAAAAACATTTCTTTTCTAACGCCTTCAATATATTCTTGCATTAGTTGCAAAGAATCATTAAATGCTGCAGCCTGTTTTGTTTCATCTTCTGTATATCCAGCGCCAGTTTTTCGATATTGTTCAATAGCAGACTGAATTCCGGACGAACCATCTTTAAGCAACGCCGACATCTGCACAGCACTTCGACCAAACAGCTCTTGCGAAACACGGTTGCGGTCCTGAGTATTCGTAAGTTTTGAATAAGCGTCCGCAACATCCATCAAAAGCTCAGTCTGGTTGCGAAGCGAACCGTCTGCATTCTTTGTGGCAACACCCAAAGCATTAAACAGGTCAATTTGCGCCTTTTCTCCAGCAGCAGCCTTTCCCGTGTTAATCGAGAATTTCTGCATTGCGGAATCAATACTTTCGATTGACATTCCAGCATGTTTGCCAGCAGAACGAATGGCCTGCAATTCGCCAACTTGCATTCCAAGAAGCGCCGACGTTTTACCAATTGCGTCTGCAGCTGCAGCCTGGGAAGCAGCCATGCCGTAAACAGAAGACACCGCACCGCTGATCATATCCGTAACAGCGCCAAACGCGTCTTTTACCGCACCGGCAGCGGTCACTACAGACTGAAACGCAACGCCCTTTTGAATAGAAGAAATCTTGGACGTTAGTTTGCCGACGGCAGAAGTCGCTCCATTGACACCACTCACAACCGATTTGACATCGTTGTTTACACCGCCAACGCCTTTGGTGGCAAAAGATAGAATCGTGTTAATTTTTGGACTTGCCATCACACACCCTTTGCGCCATCAATAAACAAAACCTTGGAACAGGTCACCTTGTCGCGAGAATTCAAAGAATCATTTCCCCAATGTTTTGAACCACCGGCAAAAACACCGACGGCCCAATCCATAGCGCCCGCCTTGAACCGACTGACACCGGCTTCACGCAAAATTCCACGAAAAATATCATCGCATTCAGAACGCGAAAATTCTACTCCGTCCGTCAAAAGGCCTTTTCTGGAATAAAGCCAGTCGTGACTAAATCCAGCGAAATTGTAGAGCGGATTTTTTGCATCAAAACGCTTGATCCACTTTTTTAGAATTTCTGGACGGCTCAAGCCATCACTTTCATAACCTTTCTTGAAAAGAAGCTCAACGACAAAGACACGATTTCCACGTTTTAGTTCAAGACAAAGTAAAACATCACTCATCAAACGAATATTTTGAGCTTTCGAAATATACCACGAAATCGCACCTTTCAAAAACGCACGTTTGACAGTAACAGCCATCTTTATCTCCTTTTCGGTGCCGTCCATTTCATGAAGGCAATAGCGCGATCATACCAGAATTTCAATTCAAGAAGTTTCATCGCCCGCAAATCACCAACGCTGAAATGAAAAACACCAGCAACTACACCTAAACGGTGATTTAAGTATTTTCCTTCGCCTTTTTCGTGCTCTTCGTAAAAAAACGCGAAGACTCTTCAAGAATTTTTGTAAAGTCTTTGATCGAAAGTTTACGAACAACAGGGTCCGGCACATCAATAGCAATGGCAACTTGACGACAACAACGTGACCCTTCACCTTTGCCGGCATCCTGTATATCGATAAAATCTCCAGCGTTCCAAATTTCCTTGATTTCCACCGTTTCAAGTTTTTTGTCCGCAATTTCAATCGGTTCTGTAAGTTTAATTTGCATTTCATAACTCCTTTTGGTTAATCTAAATATAAATTATTTTGTCATTTTTTGACATAAAAATTTAATTATAAAAAAAAGATTCCGGACAAATCCAGAATCTTTTAGTCTCTACTTCGATGAGAATAGCTGACCAGACAATTCCCAAAGGACACTTTAACCGTAGTGACGCGGGTTCTTATGTTGGCACCCAGCGAATTTACGTGCCTGCATGTAGCCGAAAACAAATATAAATAAAAAAAATCAAAAGATTCTCCGCGTGAATTCTATTTTTTTTTCGCTTTGTAAATTTATGTTAAAAAATTTTTACACATTTTTTCTTACTTTATTCCTTGTGTAACATACACAAATTATGTATATTATAGACGTAAACAACAAACAAGCGAGGCTCAAAATGATTATCAAGACTTTCATCGGCAAGGACAAAGAATTTTTCATCGATACCAACGAACTCGAATTCGATAAGAAGGGCAAGTTGCTCAACGTCAGCGAAGTAAAAATCGCTGGAAGCCGCAAGATGGACAAAGATCTTCTTGACTCCCTCATCGAAAGTTACGACATCGTAGAAATCAACGGCCGCTACTACGACAGGACGATGATTGCAGCAATGGTAAGAGGCTTCCGCGTAACGGTCTAACACCAAAACAAAACAAGGCGAGCGGGCAACGCCACAAACCCGCACAAACTTATAACAACAAGGATAAAAAAAAAAGATGAACAAACATCAAAAAAAAAGTAGAATTAACCTTTTTTTCGCCAAATATAGAACCAACAGAAGGCAGCAAAATTTTATTTTTTGAATTCGGAGAATTAAAAACGGGTTCTTTTTTTGATGGCCGTTTTTACCATGATGGCAGCATATGTTTTCCTAGTTGTTGGGCATACGCTCCGGAAGAACCAAATGTAGAGCCGTAACGAAAATAAACATAGTTACTTAATTTCAAAAAATTTAACAACGAGGTAATAATGCCCAAAGAACGCATTAACATGTACCTAGACCGCTCGCGCCTGGAGTTGGCACAGAAGAAGGCGCTGGAGCGCGGCGTGCCGATAAGCACCGCCGGCAACATTTCAGAGCTAGTCCGAATGATCATTGACAATTACATCGACAGTAAAAAGTGAAGCGACATTCTGGACAAAATTGAAAAAGAGGCTTAAAGCCTCTTTTTTTACACCTCGCAGATGACCATTTGCTTCACAGTTCGGCACAACATCGTGACCATCGTTTCAGCAAGTTTCGATTCTGTAAGCGAGCCGTCAGGCGCGATTTCGCGACCCATACCGACCAGCACGCAACCGTCTGAATCCTTGCTGGTGTTTCCGGCATGGATCCGTATTCCGCGCGACTCTGCAACCGTCTTGTTATAGAGCAGCGGCAATTCCCTTTTGAACTTTGGCGACTTGCTGTTTTCGATATTGTAAACGCCACAAGGAATGGCCTTGGCCTTGTTTTCGAGCGTGTAGCAAACAACCGTTCCGTTGAACAACAAATGGCCCATAATGGCCGTTTCCGTGCGGCAATCGCGTATTAATACAAGATTCAACATATAACCTCAATCGTCAATAAATTCCACTACCAAAAAACCGACAACAAAAACAACCAACAAAACAATCATCCACCGTTCCTTTTTCGAGACTCCTGTTCAATTCCTTTCAAAAGGCCCATGATATATTTTACATTACCGCTAAATTTTGAAAAGTCATTCTTCATGTCACGGAAATTTTCATCGATTTTCTTTTCAACATTACTGAAACGCATATCGCCCTTGTCAAGACGCCGTTCAACATTATTCATTCTGACATCGTATTCAGCAAACTTTTCATCATAACTTTTTTTTGACGCCACTCTATCAGTCTGAATAGCCTTTGTCCGCTCACTTACATCTTTAGTCTTTGAATCCGAATGCAACATCTTGATAAATGTTGCCAAATTGGTAAACACCAATCCAATATCGATTGAACTAATATCGACACCAAATAAAGTCATATCACACCCGCATTTAAGAAAAAAAGGCTGGCCCCGGTTTCCCAGCACCCGCCAGCCTTTAGGAGTTAGCCTAAGGCATCATTACTTTCGCTTCGCCGTCGCCGACGAACTTGAAAGAAACTTCACCTTCAGCACCGCTTACAGACTGGTCATCGACAAAAGCCGCGTCAGGGAATACGATTGTCTGACCGTTGGGGCATTCAAGCATCACCGTTGCGTTTCTGGTCTTACGCAAAGAAGCGAGATCCAAGCTCGGAGTGAAAGCAATAGTGCCACTTACATTGCAAGCGACATAAGATTCCTGAAGGAATGTCTTACCTTCAGACGTGGTGATTTCAGTCTGCTTAAGACCACCCACATCATAGGTCGGATCACCCTTCAGAAAATACTTCTGGGAATTGACATAGAGCCGATGACGGCCACCGATTACATCCATTTGTCGCCTCCTTTATCTGAACTGCAACTTAGTTGCAACGGTGAACAGTTGCTTCATCAACGTAGCGGGCAGCAAGAAATCGAGCCTGTAGGGGTTCTGAGCGTTGATTTCGACAACCAGGTATTGTTTGAAGGTTTCGGCATCCTGAGCGACGCCAAGACGCATCCAGTAGTCGAAGCGAGAAAGCGCCTCGGCACGTCCCTTCTTAGGCGTAATGACCACTTGACCTTCGCCGTATTCGTAACCGTCTTTTGCAAGTTTTGCACGCGGGTATTTGGAAGCCATGTAGTTATTCCAATCCCAACGGATAAACGAAAGCGTGAAGACAGTTTCAAGCTGCTGGTAACTGTTATCGTCAGCACCGGCGGCATTCTTTTTGTATGTCGTAACCGTGCGACGAAGATAAACGGTTCCATCGGTAGCGGCATTGATAAGCGCACCACCAGCAAGAAGCATCGCATTTTCTTCGTTCAGGTTCTTGCGGTCCTTCATGGCAGGCGCAAGAATGCCCTTCACAGCCAAGTTACCGAGCGGCATTGCAGGGTCAGCTTCGGCAGACTGAGCAATGACAGCGGCACCAGCGGCAGCGATTTCGAAAGAAGGCGTCGGAGATTTGGGCAACGGCAGTTCCACAAGCACCTGGGAATTCAGGCCCTCGGCAACCGTGCGAGCATTGTCGCTGTTGTCGCCAAAGATAGCCACGCCGGTCTTCTGGTTCGTTGCGGTCCAACGGGTCAGCAATTCTTCTTTCAATGCGGTCAGCGTTGCAGAAGCACTGTAAGCGGTTACAATGATATTGAACCACTGAGCTCCAATGTTGGCAATAACGCCCGTAATATCCGGGTCACCAGCACCACCAGCCAACAGACCAGTTCCAGAAACGCTAATGCCATCGGGCAGCACTTCACCGGCAACATAGTTCACGCGAATGTCAATGTAATTGCCAGCCGTGCCACCATTCTTAGCAGTGAAAGTCACCGTTCCCGAAGATGCAGAAGCGGTTACAGGCATATTGTCTGTAATGGCAGCGGCAACAGCAGTGGCAATATCAGAAGCCGTGTCGCCACTTGCCACAGCGATATTCACGTTCTGGCCGGCCACATAGAGCGCAACAACGCCCGAAGCAGTAGCCGTTCCAGTAAACACAACATCCTTTTCAGCCTTTGTTGTTCCATCGGCAGTGCCAACAGCCCACAACGGCATCAGGGAATTATTTTTCCGGAAAGCGCGGACCATCAACGCGGTCTGCGAACCCTTACCGAAAAGATTGTCAGCCTCGTCGTCGCTGAAAATCTGAACAGGAACATCAACTTCTGCAGAACCGCTAGAAGTCTTAGAGCCAATCAGCAGCACAACCCACGGCATAACACCAGAGCCAGCAGCAGCAGAATTGTCAAACTCCGTCCAGAATCCAGGAACAAGAAGGTTGTTCGGAATTTCAGAGAAATTCATAATTACCTCATATTCGTGTCAAATTCATAAGACTTAAACTTGTCACCGGCCAAAACAACGCGAATGCATTTTCCAGCATTAGTCACTATCTTTTCGCGGTTCGAAGTAACCAAAATTCGTGACTTGTTACTAAAATCGATTTTAGTATGAATCACTTCAAGATCATTCAAAGGTTCGTTTCGTGTTACAGGCTCGAAATACCATACAGCATTGAAGGTGATTTTCCGCGTCCCTTTGTTAGTTTCGCCTTCACCATTGATTTCATCAGAGAAAGAACGAAGTGTGAAATCCGAAGCTGCAACCTGGTCTTCAACCAAAAATTTTGGCCTTGGATAACTGGTAAGCAAATCAACAACATTGCTCGAAATCACATCAAACAAGTCATCAATTTCAAAGACTTCGCCTTCAAGCTCTTGCGGACCCTGCACAACCACATCAATTACAACGTCAGTTTCGACCTTGTATATTTCTGGTTGAATGTCCTGGGTGTCAAAAGAACTTTGCTGAACATAAACAGACAAGAACGCCTTTTCCTGTGGCCACGCTTTTTCGGCACGGTTACAATACACATCGTTTCCAATAAAAGGCAAATTAGCCTGTTTCAGTTTTTCGCAAACCGTCAAACGGATATTGCGAAGCGTCATGATGTTTGTTGCCATATCCATCATTTCACCTGCAAATCATAAGTGACGGAACCGTCTTTTTCATAGATAAAATCACGGGCTACAAATTCGCCGGAACGCGGGCAAATCGGGCTTTCAGGAACAATAAACTTGTCACCTTTAAGCGGAATGCCACCCGGCAAATCAGCGGAACTAACAATGAGACGCGGGCGATGCGAAATCGCCTGCACCTCAGCGCCAATGGCAGCGCCATCAAGCGAAGGTTCATCGAAAAGCGCTTTCATCGGGTATTCAATTCCAGAACGTACAAGCGTTACCTGAACACCGAATTCTTCGGTATTCAGGAAAACGTCTTGCATATCCTTCATCAAATCTTCTTTGAAAGCACTCATCGAATGACCTTGATTCAAGAGAAATTAGATGACCTTTGCGGACACGACAGAACCGCCGTTGACCGGCACAAAGAGCGGATGAGATTCAAGCTCGCGCCAGCGAATCTTGCCCTTTTCGATCCATTCCCAGGCGTAAGTCTGAGTCTTGTTGATGGTTCCATTTGCGCCATCGAACACTGCACCGTAATGCATTTCGAAGCGAGGATCACCGCCAAGCAGAATCACGCGGTCGGTGGGCATCATAGGAGAATTCTTCTTTTCCTTGTCGTTGAAGAAGTATTCATCGTAGGTGTAAAGGTCAACACCTTCGACACGGCCCTGGAAAGTCACGCCGGGGAAATCCTGGTCTTCGCGGGGAGCGATAGCGCCAAGGTCAATGCGGCGGTTGTTAAGATAAGACTGAACATTCGCATTGGAAATAAAAGCATCCCATGCCTGACCACCAAACACAGCGCGGCGGACAGAAGTGCCACCAGACAAAGCAACCTTGTCGCGGGACTGCTTACGCATCCACTTGATCGGGTCGCTGTTGGCAGCGTCAAACTTGTCAGCAGCAGAAGCAGTGAAGATGTTTTCAGCGGGAATCGGAGCGTTAATGTCAGCACCAACGCCGGTGATCACCTTACCAGTGGAAAGGATTTCGATAATCTGCTGTTCTTCACGGCGTTCAATGGAACGCTGCAAGTCAAGCATATCTTCAATCACCAGACCGCTCATCACGGCTTCACTGGAAGCGGTTTCAGCGCTGATTTCAACAATAGACTGACCGGGAAGACGAGTTTCGAGATCCTTGGCAGTAATATTGCGGGAAGCGCCAACCTTGGGCGGCGTGAAAGTAATAGTGTCATAACCATCACGAGCAATCACCTTGCCGTCTTCTTCATCACGAATGTAAGGGGCAAGGAAACGAGTCTTTTTCTCGATGTCAATCAAGAAAGACTTCGTGCGATGGGTAATCGTCGAACACATGCGACGGAAAAACGCCTGCGGACGATAAGCGAGAACGAGCGCACGGCTCAGTTCTACCGGATTAGAAGTGTTCAAAATAGCCATTTGTCAGCTCTCCTTTTAAGGTTCGACCACATCAACAGCGAAGATGCTGTGGTCAAGCATGTTGATGTACTGATCAGCGATGGTATCAGAACCACCAAAGGTCAGTTTGGACTTGTTGAAGCAGCCGGTGTAAGCCACGACAGCCTTGCCGGTCGCACCGTTTGCCACAACGATGTCTTCAAGGAGCACGGCGCGTGCGATCTGAGTGCCATCGTTCTTGGTGTGGTCGGCAGCGAAGAATTCGCCACTGGAAGCGTCGGCGGGCGCGGTCACCTGGGTCTTATCGCCGATGGTCACGACAACATCGCCGCTCTTGGCCATGGAAATCGTCACATCGCCAGCCCAAGCGCCAACGGCCTTGGCTTCGAGAACGAGCTTGTCGGCAGAAGTGTCGGCAGTAGCTTCGAAAGCGACCAGGGAACTTGCGTTCACGGCGGCAGTGAGGCTAGTCAGGATTTCGTCGATGGTGTGGTTGTCGCCGGAAGCGGTCGTGTCGACAGAGAAAGTGTCTTCGCCGATGGTCACGGACACGGTGCCAGCACCAGCCGTGAAGGAGCTCAGAGCAAAGCTGTATTTGCCTTTTGCTCCGGCAGAAACACTCTTGAAGCCAAGCACACAGCCAGCCTTCAAATTCTGATTCCCACCGATGGTCACGGCGTCCTTTTGCAGCGGGAACGGACCCGCAATAAGGTTTTCGTATTCAGTCATGTTACCCTCTCTTGTTGTAGTATTTGTTAGCAGCGGCCTCGCAAACCTTCTGCAATTCCTTTTCATTGTTCACTTCAGGAGTAGAAGCACCGCCAACGATTTTATTTTGAGCGGACGCCTGGGCTTCAAGACCATCCTTGACGGCTGCCACCTGTTCCGGAGTCAAACCAGAATTGATGTCAGTCTTCTTTTCTTCAGCACTTGCATTTGCCTTGGCAACAGCGTCAGCAGAAACCTTCAACTGTTCCTTTGCCATTGCAAGCGCCTCGGTAGTCAGGTCGGAAACGGACTTTTCACCGTCAATCATTTCCTGAAGTTTGGATTCTTCAATCGGGAGGCCAGCGAAGATACCCTTGACGGCAACTGCACGGGCCTTGTATTCCTGAACGCCCTGAGCCTTGATTTCAGCTTCAGTAAGCGTCGGAGCCGCGGTTTGTTCAGCAGCGGCGGCCTGCGCTGCGGTCGATGCATTCTTGTTTTGCATACTCACCTCGTTGTTTATGTTGGAAAAACCTGTAATCCGCTTCATTTCGGCACACATATCTTCGAAAGACATAACAGCGTCAATCAAGCCTGCATCCACTGCGGCCCGACCAACAAAATTTCCGCCCTTACCGAAATTCTGCATAACATATTCGCTGGTATATCCACGGTTACGCGCGACGGTATCAATGAACACCTTTGCCAGCGCATCAAGTTCAGCGCGGATCACATCAGCACCCGCCTTGGATTCTGGGTTCGGGTATTTGTCCGGAGAATAATTCGAAACAATAGTGACAACTTCTTTGTCAACACCACGGCTGAACTGAGCCAGAGTTCCGATAGAACCGACAATTCCAGAATCGCCGGCATAAATCTTTTCGCAAGCAGAAGCCAGCCAATAAGCTCCACTTTGCATCTGGCCACCAGTGCGAGCCACAATACCGTAAATTTTCTTTCCACGGGCCTTAAAAATCTTTTCTGCAAGATCACTGCAGCCGTTCACGACACCGCCCGGAGAATTGATGTCAAGCACAATTCCAAGCACATTGTCATTTTCCATGCAGTCATCGAAAGCGGCCTGAATTCCGTCGTAATAGTCGCCCATCAATCCCCACCAGCCCTGGGGAATGGCACGGTAGCCAAGCGGACCGTCAATGTGAATCACCGCAATTCCGTCGTCGTGCAAAGTGACTTTATTGCGATAATCAGGTTCGCCATCTTCTTTTATGGCAGAATACCCGCCATCTTCGGTTTCAGAATAATGAAGCGAAGACGAAGCAAGACGCTCAACGGCATCTTGAGCCATCGCAAATCGAGCCGTCAAATCCAAAGCAAGTTGTTTTTTCTTCTTAGCCATAGTTCCACCTATAAAGCGCTTTCGTCCACATCGTCAGTCGATACGCTGAACGTTTCGCTCTTGTTGATAAGTCCAGGTTCGTTCATGCCCTTGTTGGCACGCATCTTCTTTTCTTCGGCCTGACCGTCAAGAACAGTTTCATATTCACCGCCATTGATAGCGGCGCAAGCCGTGTCGCGAGTAATAAGCTGTTCATCAAGCTGCATCTTGTAAGCCTGTGTTTCTTTGAGCGGGTCAAGCAAGAATGCAGAATCAGCAATCCACCTACAGCCAGACCAAAGCGCACGTTTTACAGAATCCTCGAAATAACCCGGAGCGTCAATAACGCCGGTCAAAACAGCCTGAGTGAGCCACTTTTCATAAACAGGTCTGCAAAAATCCGAAATCAAGTTTCGACGCGCACGGTCAAAAGTTTTCTTACTTTCAAGAATAGCACCGCGAACAGCGTTGTAAGAACTATTGAACTTACGAAGCACCACTTCGTAAGAAACGCCAAGCGAAGCAGCGGCCTCGCTGAAAATCGCCTCGACAAATCCCTGATAAGCAGAATTCGGTCGCGTCGGATTCACAGCAGAAACCTTCTGACCCTTTTTCAACTGGATAATTCCACCGCTTGTAAGTTCAATCGGCGCTGGTTCTTCATTGGGTCGGGCAACCTTTTCATCTTCAGGAGTGTTGTCAAGCAGCGGATCATCAACACGCTCATCATTGCTTTCGATAAAGGCGGTCAACATCGACGTAACCACAGCGGCCATCAGTTCAGATTCCAAGAATCTTTCCTGTTGCTTCATCAAAACAATAATCGGAGCAAGGATTGAAACGCCCCGCCGCTGGTCCGTCCTATCCGGGGAGAATATATGCAGCACGTTCGCCTCTCCATACCGGTCAAACGCCGGAACACGCACTGTTTCAAGCAAATCCGAATAGTTGTCTATGGACCAGGGGGGGCGTTTCGTAAAGTAGTAGTTAAGCGGCGCACCAAATTCAGTCACTTCCACGCCCATTGTCAGGCGGTCAGTGTCTATCATTCCGAGCGGATTCATGCAGCGGTCAGCTTCCAAAAGTTTCAAACACAAGCCAAACGGCTCGATTTTCTTGTCATATTTGGCAAGCGTAAAGCAATCGCCGTCGATAAGTTGAGTTTTCAATGCCAGGTCCTGAAGACCAAACATGTCATTCTTTCGCTCAACATCGCACTTTTTTGAATTTGCCCAAATTTCGTAAAGGTCCTGAGTCTTTCTGCACCAGGCGACGGCCTGATCATGGCTCAAGCCGAGCGTTTCGATTTGCTTCAGTTGCGGACGAACCTTGACACCAGTTCCAACAACATTCGTCGATAAAGAACTGATAATCGCACGGGAAAAAGCGTGATTCTGATACAGCGCACGAGCGCGAAGCAAAAGCGTTTCGCGGTCGCAAGTCAAATCGTAATCAGCAGAACCAAGCGGAGCAATGAAAGCGCGCATGGAGTTGACTGCCCAAGACGCACCTTTCCAGGCATTACCGCCAAACCGGTTGATAATTCTCTGGGAATCATTAGCCATGTGGAATCACCGCCCTCACAACCGTTCCCCGGCAACCACCGCGAGATTCAAGCTCAAGCGCTTCTTCCAGCATACCTTTCCAATACGTTATTCCATCCTGAATATCCTTCATGTTGGCACGCGACAAAGAGCGTCCGCCAATGGAATACGACTGGCCTTTCAGCACAGCAGAAAGAGCGCTCAAATGCTCTTGAAGCATTTGGCGGCAAGTCACCGAAGAAATAGGAATTTCACGCGTTAAACTCATTTTGTGTCAAAATTTGTCAATCAACAAAATAAAATATAATCATTTTTTAGCAAACAAGCGCAAATATTTTGTCATTTTTTGTCATATTTATGACATAAAAAAAGAAAGCCCTGACGGTTTTTATACCGTCAGGACTTGTTATTTTACCTTCTCAAGGGGAAAAAATGAAGCTACACTAGCAATATAGGTCTTATGTCAATTTTTGTCAACAACCTTTTGAAGTTCTTTTTCGAAAGTCTTTTCGATAAACCTTGAATTTATAGCCCTAACCGTCTTTTCAAAATCCCAACGGGGCTTGATTTTCGTTTTTTTAACAAAGTGATAAAGTTCTTTCGCGTCGTTTGTGCCTTTCTTTTCTTCCACAATCATTGTTCGACCACGCGTCGTTTTAGCAAAATGGATTTTCTTTCTGCCCGTTCCCTCGCCATGAGCCACTTTTATTGCCTTCTGCAAAACATTCTTGATGGAAAAAGAAGATTTCATGCCGCCTTTCGCATTTCGGCCCTCTTGTTTTACGCTTAAAAATGGCACTGCCATCGTTTCACCAACTTTAGGCGTTCTGGTGGCTCCATATTCCTGATCAACCATGAAAGAAATATTGTCTTTCGTGAAAAGGCTTATTTCAAGCTTTTCTTTGTTGACCTTGGATTTTGTTACCTGTTGCGGAACGCCCTTGTTTTTCTTGATTCCGTTTTCATCCGGAAACTTCTTGAAATAATTCGCAATGACGGCCCGCCTCGCACGTTCCGCCACGCCTTCCAGCGTCTTATAGGCTGCATTCCTGATTTGCTTTTGTGTGTCGGCGACACATTTGTTCAAGGTCTTTTCAAAATCCTTGGAATTGCAAAAATAATTCATACGCTCACCCCCTTCGATAACACGCGAATTTGGGAATTCTGTTTTTGCTGGACTCCTGAACTTTGGACCATGTTCCTGTTCGGATTCCACGTTACTTTCTGGCGGTTGTCCGCCATCTTGTTCAGGTCCAGCCTCAAAAGATTCAAGGCCGCACGATTGTAAACAAAAAGGTCCAGCGCCTCGTTTCGCTCGCGAGTCTTTTTGTAGGAATAAACAAGATTCCCGTTGACCATTCGAGACACAAGCTTTTCGCCGGTCAGCTGCATAAAGTGCTCTGTATCGTATTCAGGCAAATCCGGAAAATGCATATAGCCTACGGCTCCAGGCTGCTCCACCTTCATCCAGCCGAACACCTGGTCTTTGATTGTATCGACGCCAACAGTCACCAGGTAAGCGTTGTATCGCTGGCCAACATCCGTCTTTTTCGGCGCACTGGTCATAGGCACGCCCGTTTTTCCACGACCCTTGCAGGCAAACACACGCCTCGAAGCTCTTGGACCGGTGAACCTGTAAACCTCATCGGTGCAATGGCCCATGGCATCTTGTAACGTGCAAGCCACATAAAGCTTTTCACCGTTCGCTTTCGAATACGGTGCAAGCAGAATGCGGTCCAGGTCTTCCCATACAGCCATGTTCTTTCGAGGGTCGCCCAAAATAATCTTTTTCAGGATTCCCCAGTTTTCAAAATTACGACCCCACCCGCGAATTTCCACTTCAAGACGGTTATCCTGGGTATCAACGGCAGCAGTCAAAACGATCACATCATCAGGAACTTCGGCACCATAATCTTCTTTTCGGATCATCAATCCAGAATGGTCAATGCTTTCTTCGGTCTGCTCCACAAAGATTTCGCCCAAGACGTTATTGACAAATGCCCGCATCTTTGCGCGAGAACCACTTTTGACCGCCGACAAGAATTCCAGCACCGCATCCTTCCAGCTGAACCAGCCCAGCGGTGAATAAAGAGCATTGATTTTGTAAGACGGATAAAGACCGTTTGGATTTGTGGGAACCCACTGGCCCAATTTCAGAATTTCATCCTTGTAAAATTCAGAAAATTCTTCATGGCAATTCGGGCATTTCATTCGGGCCGTTTGCGGCAAATGATTCCCGTCTTCATCCTTATCCCAGACCATATTATCCCACTGCAGCGCATGCAATTCGCCACAATGCGGACACGGCACACGGAATTCCCGCTGGTCACCACGAATATACCTTGAATAAATTCGGCAATTCTCGCCTGTTCCGGGTGTAGAACACCAAAAACGCTTCTTTCTCGAAAAAGTGTCTGTTCTTTTGCTCACCAGGTCGCACGGGTCGCCAAAGCCTTCGCAATCTTCGACCCAGCTTGCCACTTCATCATTCAGGTCGATGCGCACGGGAATAGAACGCAAGTTCGATTCGGAGCTTGACCAGCCGCAAATCAACTGACCGCCCGAAAATTCCTTGATGTATTTGGTGTTGTTGGTAAACTTGTCGTCGATTTGCATTTCTCGCGCCGAAGCGTTGAAGCGGGTCAAGAACTTTTCCATCAAGCCTTCGGAAGGCTGGAAAATTCCAATCGGCGACGGGTCATGAATGATATAATAAAACGCCGTATTCATCAACAGCTCAGTTCCGCCCACCTGAGCAGACTTCATGAACACGACATCGGTGGCCAGACTTTGAGGCGAAAGCTGATCCATAATTTCAACAAGATATGGCGTTCTTTCGTTTCGCCATTGGCCATGTTCGGCACTGGATAATTTCGGCAATATTCTCGATTGTTCAGCCCACTGCGAAATTGTTATGTCGGGCGGCGGCAAAAATCCGGACAGGAAACACGAAGCAACATGCTTGATGTTACTTTCAAGAATTGGGTCATTCGAAAGCTCGACCTCAATCTGGTCTTCTACATCAGACAAAGTTTTCCTGTTCCTTGGAAATAATGTCACGCAATGAATCAATCACATTCTTTCGCACAACTTCACCAATAATCTTTTCGATATGGCCAATGCTCAAGGCATTTCGCACGGTATCAGAGGCAATGCCGGCGTCAACCAGCGAAGATTCCAGCGGAGCCATGCAAGACGAAGCCACTTTCAAATGAATGGAAAGCAGCCGGTCTTTGACGCTCGACGCCAATTCATAAACCTTTTGCGAAGCTTTTGACTTGTCAACCAGCGCACCTTTGATTTCATCGGTTTTAAGTTTGGCCATTTCAGCCGCATAATGTTCGCGGGCGGCACGTTCTTTTCCGAAATCAAACACTTCGGAATCGGGAATCGGAGATCCATCGTCACCAAAGTTCTTTTTGGCACTCAAACGGGCCTCGAAATCCGTAAGACCCGCCGCCTTTTGGCCGGTGGTGGCCGTTGTCACTTTTGACGGATTCCTGTTTGCGTAAAATTCCCGTTTGGCAGTTTCCAGATGATACATCTGTTTGCCCTTGGAATTTGTGAAAGTAGAAACGCGCCCGATCTTTTTGGCCTTCGACAAGGCGGCATCGGTAACACCCAGCGAATGAGCCACAAACGTAGCCGAAACCAGTTGATCATCGCTAAAGTTATGTTGACCAATGCCATAATTCATCATCTTAACCTATTTTAACCAAAGTTAAATATAGGTTAATTGTCAAAAATTGTCACAAAAGGTTAACCCTAATTTTTTGTAATACAGCGGCGGAAAGGTCGCTCCGGCCGACCCCATCGCTGACCCCCGGTTTTATAGCAACTCTTTTGGCATGGGGGCCACCCCTCCCCCTCCCCCATTGGCGTTTTTTGCGAAATTTTGCCACTTTTCGGCAAGCCCATAGACACCGCTCACACAATCGCTGCCGGGTTAATCACCACAGCCGATAAAACACTTGGGCCACATTCAGTGCCGGCCACAATCAACAAATACTGAACCGCAGCACAATTTACGGCCCAATGGCACAGAAATAAGCGGGCCGCGCGGCGCGGGTCAACCCAAAATTCAAAAGGCGGGTAAAACCCAAATCCAGGTTAAAAGCAATTGAAAATCCGGTCGATAATCACAACAGAATAGCGTCTGGAGGCGTTTTGACGATAATCCAGACACATTCACGTATCAACCTTAAAATGGCCGCAGAGAGCTTATAAATAGCCATAAACAGCAACAAGGAAAAGCCACGCAACGGCAAAAGCCAAGTAACGGACGGCAATCCGCACAACCGTCATAAATGATTTAAGATGTCTTAAAAGTAGTCTTATAAGTAATCTTATAAGATGTTATTTAAGACATAAAATAAGATACATTTTAAGACGTCTTTTCTTAACTATATATTTATCTTTAAATAAAACTTGATTTATATACACAATAAAGAAAAGTAAACCAAACTAATTTTACTTTTCTTTTTGGTTCTTTTTCTTTTTGAAATCACGATTTAAGAACGATTTATGGAGCACGATATAATTCGTGGCGAAGCAGGATTTTCTATAGGAATAGGCTTGCACGCTAGCTTAGAATTATAAAAATCAAGCCAAAAATGCATTATTGCCACATCTTGATTTTCGGCATCGTATATTATGGTATGCTGGTTTTGGCCGTCCGGCGATTCATACTTGATAGCGATTTTCATCATCAACCTCTACATTGATTGCTGCAAAGCATCAATTATTATCTGTTTTACCTTTCTCTGAAGGTCGCTTTCCTCATTGCCTTCAGGAGCTTCAACGCCAAACAACTCATTCGTCGTCATTCCCGCTTCTAAAAGTTTTTTGCAAAGCTCGAAACTAGGAACTCCGACACCAATATTCCAACGATTAACGTTAGAAGGGGTCGTTCCGATTTCTTCAGCAAGAGCTTTTTGGCTCTTGTTAATTCGCTTTAGAAACCCATCTAAATCCATAAAAGGCCTCCTTTTTTATTGGCGAATTGTAAAAATTATAAAAAAATCAATTTTTTATCAATTTTCTATTGACAAATCAATCCAAAAGAGATATATTACGATTAGAAATTGATAAATCAATGGAGAGTTGATAAAATGGTTAGACAGGTTGCAATAGACGAAAACGCCGTGATTAGGGCTGAAAAACACATTTTGAAGCTGAAAGAAGAGAGAGGCGAAAGATACACTCTTGGAACAATTTTCGCCAAAGCGATTAACAATCTAATTGACAATTACGAATCAAACAAAGGTTAATTAAGTGGATTGGACCGTCTGCAAAAGGGCCTTAGCTAATGGCACGACCAAAAAATATGATTCCACGATTCGTGAGTTTTGATATGGAAGAACTGGCTATGATTCAATCGAAAATGTCCGCTGGCGAAATTGCAGACTTTTGGATCAATGCCGTAAGCGATCTTAGAAACGGTTGCGTCAGAAACGACGTCAATCCATTCATAAAGCGTCAATACAAGATAGCTCAGTCAAGAATGAGCCTGAGACAAGAAACAAATAGAAAATATTACAAAGAATCCACGAAACGTGGCCGAAAGCCAACCGAAAAGCCGGCTCAAGAGCAAGAAACGCCGACAGAAGCACCAGAACTGAAGCTCGATGTGGCCGTAACAAAGCCCGAAAAACACGGCTACGGCCCGAACAAATTGGTAATGCTCACCGAAGAAGAAGGCACGAATCTTCGCCAACTTTACGGCAACGACCTGGAACTTGCTATCGAAATCCTTGACAGCTATTTGTTGCAGGGTAGCAAGGCAGCAAAAGCATATAAGAGTCACGCAGCGGTCCTTCGTCGCGGAAACTGGGTCTGGAAAAAAGTCCAGGAAACCAAGACAACGGAAATTCGCAAGCAGACCGCCGAACAGAACCAAAAGAACGCACAAAACCGCGACGGGCGCACATTCAGGGAACGCGACATGGACGCCCGTGGAGCAGAAGCAAGAATGCTGATGGGGTTGCAGAATGGTTGAAAATCAGGCTAAAATAGACTCTTTGGCCGACCAGCTCAGAAAACAGGTCATTGCGGCCCTGCTGGTAACCGACCGCCGTAAATTCGGAGCGCAACCGCTCAGCGCCGACGAATACGAATGGACCGCCATGGAAATTTACAAAATGCCATGCCCGACAAGGCTGCTCAAGCGCCTTTTCGAGGACTGCCACGAAATGCAGAACGATAAAGGACAGATGCTCCACGCCGTCAATGTCGGAGAGCTGGAATGGTGCCTCAAGAATCGCTGCATCGGTTATGCATCTGTATTGAATGTAAAGCACGGCTGGCTGCCCAAAAAGAGCGACACGGAATTACGCAAGCTGCCCGCATTCGTTGAACTGAAAACCATTTACAAGGCCGCAAAGCGGGTGATCGCGCCGACCACCGCCGACAACGCCCAAACACTTGAAATATCTAACCTGGTAAAACTACAGAGGATTTGACATGCACTTGAACAGAATCGAAATTATCGGAAATGTCGGTCAAGATCCGAATATCAAGAACCGCCAAAGCGACGGAAAGCCCATCGTCACGTTTTCGGTGGCAACGTCAAAGCGTTACAAGACCGCCGACGGTGAACAACGTGAAGACACGCAATGGCACAAGGTCACGGCTTTTCCGGGAACCAGCGAATATGTAATCGCCTGCCACACAAAGAAAGGCTCTTGCGTATTTTGCGCCGGCGAAATGCATTATGACAGCTACATGAACCAGCAGACAGGCCAAACGCAGTATTACGCCACAATCCATCTGAGAGAATTCCAGATGCTCAGCAAGCCCGCAAAGAGCGCCGAAAACGGCACTCCGGAAACCGGCAACGCCCAAGACCAGGAACAAGAAGAAGACCTGCCCTTCTAAAAAATTTTAATCAAACGTAAGCAACCGCAACCAACCAACTCAAAGGACACACAATGACAAAGAAACTCTTTCCGTCGGAAACAAGGCTAATTCCGACAAGCCAAATCCAAGAAAACCCGCAAAACCCCAGGTCCGAAATCGGCGATGTGAGCGACCTTGAAGCAAGTATCAAGGCACACGGGCTTTTGCAGCCGATCACCGTTAGGCCCGTTGGCAAGAAATACCAGGTTGTCGCAGGCAGCAGGCGTTTCAACGCATTGAAGAATCTTGGATTCAAGAGTATCAAGTGCGAAGTCAGGTCGCTCAAGGACAAAGAAGCTTTTGAAATTGCCACCACCGAAAACGTGAGCCGCAAGAACATTAGCGAAGTTGACGAATGCCTGGCTGTTGCAAAGATGGTCGAAGACGGCACGGACATTCACACGGTTGCAAGCCATTTCGGGCGTCACCCCCGCTGGGTGATCGGTCGCGTAAAAATGGCGAAACTTGGCGATGAAGCAATGGAAATGTTACGCAATGGCGAAATCACTCTTGGCCACGCTGAAGCCCTGACAATGGCTGACGATGACAAAGTGGAACATTACTTGCACTTGGCTCAAAGTTACAACCCAGAAACGCTTAAAAATTTCATCTTGAATGAACGCAAGAATCTTGCCAAGGCAAATTTCTACACAAAGACCGTCTGCAAGAACTGCCAGAAAAAGAGTATCAAGCAACAGGACATTTTCGGCGACATTTCCGAATGCTATTGCCTTGACGGTAAGTGTTATGCCGAACAGGTGGCAAAGCGGGTCCAGCAGTTACGCGAAGAATTCAAGAAAGACCATTTTAAGGAATGCCCCGAAGAAGACCAGAGTGATTTTAAGTGGGGTTATTACTGGGTAAGTATCGACAATGTTGAAAACGAATGCGCTGACAAGAAACTGAAAGCCAAATGGCTAAAGGCCAACGGTTACAAACCTTATTACCTGATCAACGAAAGCGACGCCTCTTATGAATTCAAGTGGAATCTTCACGAATACAAGAAAGACGAAGACGATTCCGAAGAAGCCACAGCAGAAGCCGCCGAAAATCGCGAAATCGATATTACCAATAAAGCTCAGGAATTGGCCGATGAAGAAGAAGAAGGAATCATCAAGGA